CAAAATCCATCACGTAGGTGCCGCAGTCGGGAAGGGTGATCTTGCACGTGTCGCACTCGGCATCGATTGAGACTTTTGCCAGCTTCTGAAGCTGCCGGTCGATCCCAGTTGTCATTTCCGGTGGCAAGGGAACGGTTAGTTCGTGACTGTATGGAGCCGCCGGTGCTTGTGGGACAAGCAGCTTCAGCCGCTCGCCGGCCCAGCCTATTGCGCTATACGCCCAAAGCAGCGCTTCCATCGCCAACATGGTTGTCTCGATCATTTCACGCTTTTCGCGTACCCCAGGGCGAGCGAGGAAGATCTTATACGCCAGGAGCAGGCTGCCGGTCTTTACCGAACCCAGATATGCCACTGGTTCGAGCCCTGCCTCGTTTGTGAGGAGTGCGGCCTTCACAGTCTGCTCTAGAATGTCGGCAAACTCCGCGACCCTGTAAGGGTTTATGAAGATTTGCTCCCCGTCTTTTCGCTGAAGTTCGATCGTGACCAGATCGTTTGTCATTGCCGCCCCCTATCGTCGCTGCCTGCGCCGACTATTATCAGCTCGCTTGCCGCTGTCACCTTGCCACTCACCCGATAGTTGAGACCGACAGACCGGATGTCGGCCCAGGAGAACAACTCGCGTATTTCCGGGACATCATTGATCGACAGGATGAAGCGTCCCTGCACAGCTTTTAAGAGGGCGCTCAAACGCTCGAAATCAGCTGCTGAAAAGACGTTGCATCCATAGTCGTCCGTGCACCCCCAATATGGCGGATCGAGATAGAACAGCGTGTGAGGCCGATCATATCTTGGGATGAGACGATGATATGGCAGGCGCTCGATCGCCACGCCTGCAAGCCGCTCATGCACATCCTCCAGCATGGGAACCAGTTTACTCAGATCGAAACGTGCGCCGCCGCTTGTGGAGGTGCCGAAGGACCTGCCCATGACCTTGCCTCCGAACGCCATGCGCTGGAGATAGAGAAATCGCGCAGCCCGCTCCAAATCTGTCAGCGTCGCCGGATCGACACTCAGCAGCCGCTCAAATTCGGCGCGGCTGGCAATCTGCCATTTCAACACGTCGAGCAGCTGCTGATAATGACGCTGAAGCAATCGAAACAGATTAGCGACGTCAGCGGATATGTCATTGATCACTTCGGCCTTCGGCCGGCGATCGCGACGGAAGAACACGCCGCCCATTCCTACAAACGGCTCGACATAGCATTCATGAGGGGTCGCCCCGATCATCGGCACAAGCGTCTTAGCCAGAGCGCGCTTGCCGCCGATATACCCAGCGACCGGGCGAACCGGCGCGATCGGGGCGAGCATTTCCATTTCCTTCATCTTTGCACCTCAAAAGCCCGGCCGCCGGGGTGCCCGGTGGCGGGGATCGACTGCGCCTGATCAGCGCTGAGATGCAGGGTCACTTCCTGCGGTTGAGGGGCGCGCCAACGCCCCTTGCCTCCCGCCTGATCGGCGGGATCACATCAGTTCCCGAAGGCCCACCAGTCGAAGCCGCTGGAGGCGCGGCCCTGGGAGTCCTCGGTCTGGAACTGGACGGTGAAGCCGAAGCGGGTGGTGTTGCCGGGGATGATCTGCATCCACATGTCGCGATCGATGCTGGGGGCTGCGATGACGCCCTGGGTCATGACGTTCCAGCAGGCGCCGGGGAACGGCGTCGTGAAGGTCACATTGCGGGTGACCTCATCGACGATCGTCTCGCGATGATAGCCCATCTTGAGCATGACCAGGCCGCCCGCGAAGCTGATCGTGCGCTGGGTGTCGGTGTTCTCGCCCTCGGTCGTCATCGTGAACAGGCCCCCGATGCCGAGGCCGATCATGCGCTGGATGGCGACCAGCAGCTGGGCGGCGTTCTGCGGGTTCAGCACCGCGTCGCCGCCGGCGTCGTCGGTGATGACGTGCTCGACATTGGCCTTGGTCGGGTCCAGCGCTTCGGTCGCCGCCTCGTCGGCCGCCTCCAGCGTCTCGGCCATCTTTGCCGCGACATAGGCGGTGATCGCCGCGCACAGCTGGCCGCTATCCTGCTTGTCGAGGTCCAGGTCGCCCATCTGCTCGATGACCGCGACGATTTCGTCCTGGACGGCGTTGAGCCAATCGGCCGTCACGCGGGTCGCGGGAAGCGGGCTTTCCTTGAAGCGGCCGCTGGATGTGGAGCCGGGGCTGTCGATCTTGAACATGGTGCCGATCCTTCAGGAGTAGCGGTGCCAGCTGGCGGTGGCGGCATTGTAGACCCAGCCCGTGCGGGCGTTGACGGGCGCGGAGGTCAGCCCGCCGAGTATCGTGCCGGTTGGCGCGGTCATCGTCAGGCTGGTCACCGCCTCGCGCCAGAGCAGCAGGAAACGCTGCCCGTCCACCGGGGTCGGGAACGCCACTGTCAGCGACGCGAGCGAGGAGGTGTGATTGAGGTAGACCTCGACCGTGCGGGCCGTGCTGGGCGCGATCGTCACGGTCGCCCCGCTGGACGGGGTAAACTGCTGGCGCTCGATGAACAGGACATCGACGCCCAGGTTCGTGCGCGCATTGGCCGCCGTGCTGGCCCCGGTGCCCCCGTCGGCGACGGCCAGGTCGGTGATGCCGGTGATGCTGCCGCCGGTGATGGCGGCGCTGGGCTGTCGGGCGGTGTGGGTCGTCGTGTCGACGCAGAGCAGCGGCACCATCTTGTCCGCGCCCGGCTTGGTCGCGTCATAGATGCTCAGGGTGCGGCAGCTCCCCGTCTTGTCGATGCCCATCTGCGGCACAGCCTGCTGCGCCATGGCGGAAGGCGCTGCGCTCACGAGGGCGAGCAGCGCGGCGAGGAAGGTCCTGATCATGAAGTGCGTCCTCATTCGTAAGCCGCCGCAGCGGTCATCAAGATGGTCATCTGGCTGTCGCTCCAGCCCAGCGTGGATTGGATGAAGGCGTGCAGGGGATCGCCGGCGACGACGCGCGCGGCGGCCTGCCAGCGGATCGTCACCGGGTCGGTGATGTCGGCGCTGATCGCCCCGGCGACCGCCTGCAGGTTCGCGCCGAGCGCCAGGCGCAGGCCGAATGCGGACACGCCGGGCCGGACCATATCCATCGTCATCCTGACGTCGGTCGGCCCGCTGCCATCATCCTCATAGGCCGCCCAGGACGCGGTCCTGGGGTTGGTGGCGTCGGGCAATTCCGATGCCTTCTTGTCGAGCGCCATTATTGCTCCTCCGTCAGCAGGCGGGCCGCGCTTTCAAGCCGACGCCGGGCGCCGCTCTCCAGTCGCAGCTCGCCGACATTGTCGTCTTGCGGGTAGGTGAAGATCACATGGGTGTGGGCGGGCCTGGCCGCACTGATGATGCATTCAAGGTCGAGCGATGCCTCGCCCTCCAGCAGCGCCGTGCCCGCCGGATCGCCCGCGACCATATAGTTGAAGGTGCCGGCGTTCAGCACATGGACGCGCCAGATATAGCGCCAGCGACCGGCGGCGACCTCGGCCGCCAGGCTGCTGTCATAGGCATCGACGTCCGGATCGAATTCGTGGATCTCGATGTCGAAGCCGATCGACGCCGCCAGCGCGATGAAGAAGGCCGGTGTCTGTCCCGCCTGGTAGGCGAGCTTGCGCCAGCAGGCGAGCCGGCGCGCGCTCAGCGTCGTTGCGGCCGCCGTGCAGGGATCGGGCAGGCCCAGCACGCGCTCCCAATCGCCCAGCAGCTCATAGGCGGTGCGCGGGTCGGTTTCGTCGAGCAGCTGGTGCGCGCGGGCGTCGAGCCGCGCCAGCTCCTCCGCCTCGCCCGCCAGCAGCTGGCTCAGCACGGCGTCGGGCTCCTGCGGCCAGGCGGCGCCAGTCGGCAGCAGCGCGCGCAGCTGCTGGGCATAATCGTCCGCCGTCATCGGCATCAGCGTCATGACCATGTGACCGCCCCCATGGTGACGATCGCGCCGGCGGCGGCAGTGACGTTGCCGGCCGGGCTGGCCAGCACATGGTCGGTTTCTCCCGCCGCGATCGAAATGGCCTCGCGAATGTGGCTGATCAGGATGGTGCCGCCCGGTTCGGCCTCGCGGGCGATCAGGTCGCGCAGCTCCGCTTCCACCGCCGCGCGCACCTCGGCCGTGTCGGGCGTCAGGGCGATGGCGAAGTCCAGCGGATCGGCCACCGGCGCGGCGACCGTCACCTGCGCCGTCACCGGTCGCAGCGTTTCGACATAGGCGGCGACGGCCGCGACGTCGGCCGGCAGCGGGATGGCGTTGGCGCGGCCGTCCATGACGAACAGCAGCCTGACCGTGCCCAGCCCGTCCCAGTTGGAATAGACCCAGGCGCGGGTGACCTCCGCCACCTCCAGCGCCCAGGCGACATAGTCGCTGGCCGAACCGCCGCGCACCGGCGCGCGCAGCCGCGCCAGCAGCCGCCCGCGCAGCGACTCGTCATCCTCTTCATCCGCGCCCCCGGTGATGCCGCCCGCCGCGACGGTCGCGGTGGCGTTGATCCCGACGACCGGGGACAGGAATGTCAGCTGCTGGCCGGCGGCGGTCACGGCCGACGCGCCCGCGCTCTCGGCCGAGAGGGCGACGGCGGCGCTGCCGGCGGCGATCGTCGCGGGCGCGGTCACCAGGAATCGCAAGCCATCGGCACGGACCATGACGGTGCCGGCGGGCACGGTGACGCCATTGGCGCCGGTGATGGCGGCGGCGCCGCTCGCCGCGACCGCCGCCTTGCGCGCCAGGCCAAAGATGGAGGCCCATCGCGCCAGCCGGTCGGCCTCCGCGACATCGGGCAGGAACCGGCTGATATCGTCCAGCAGCCCGTAGCTGCCGTGGATCGCACCGGCATAGGTGCGGGCCAGCACGTTGAGCGCATTGCGGCGCAGGCGGCTGTCCGCGCCCGGCAGGCGTGCCGTGATGTCATCCTCGATGCGGGCGATCAGCTGGGACAGGGTCGGACGTTCAAAGCTCATGACTGCTCCTGCATCAGGCGATTGGCCTCGGCGTCCCACAGGAAGTCGATCGCCAGGCGCGCGCCTTCGGGCCGCACGATCGTGACGCGGATCAGCAGCGCGGCGGTGGCGCGCGATGCGCTGACCAGCGCCAACATGGCCTCCACCTCGACAGCGGCGGCGATCCCGTCCTCGATCAGCCACTCCAGCGCCTCGCGCGCATAATCGCGGGCGCGGGTCGCGGTCGCGGGAACCGCCTTGGCGCGGGTAAGCAGCCACAGGCGCGATCCGGTCCGGTCGTTTGCGTCGTCATTGCCGCAATCGCCCCACCATCCGCGCCGATCGGCGTCCGCTTCGGGCAACGGATCATCGGCGCGCGCGCGGGCATCGGTGAAGAGCGAGATGATAACGGCCGTGCGCAGCCCGTCGTCAGTGGCGAGGTCGCCGCCCAGGATCGACAGGTCGGCCGACCAGGCGCCTGGCGCGAAGTGAAGAGCGAGGTCGGTCATAGCGCCAACTTCAATTCGGTGACGACCTTGAGCGCCTGGCTCAGCGCAGCCGTGCCGTCGGCATAGATGACCAGCGTAGCCCGCCACCCGTCGGCGAACGTGGCATGGACCCGCCGTGGGCGGTGTTGCCCGTCATAGAGAATATGAGCCGTGATCGGCACGCCCTGACCCAGCAGCGGCCCCGCTTCGCGCATCAGATCGGCGACGGCCGGCATCCGGTCCGCCTGCATATCAACCCGCCGCCAGCTGCGATTGCCACCCTTCCGGAGCGATGACGTCCTCATGCGATTTTCACCTTGCTGGAACCGCCGGTGATCACGCCCCCGGCCACGGCGTCGGACTTGCGCGCGGCGGCCAGCGACGCGCCTTCGCCGATCAGGATGGATGCGCCGTCGATCAGCGTCTCGCCCCCGCCCTTGATCGACACCGTGCCGCCGGCCTCGACGTTGAAGTCGCCTTCGGCCTGGATGCTGATGTCCTTGGGCGTTTCGATCAGGATGCCCTCGCGGCCGAGCAGCAGCTTCTGGCCCTGGTCGTCATAGAGAGCGACCTCACCGTCCTTCAGCGCCTTCAGCCGATAACGGCGGTCGGTGACGGTCAGGACGACCGCATGGCTGCGCAGCCCACCGACGGCCATGGCGATCGCCTCCGCCCCGACATGCGGCTTGTAGGCCAGGCCATAGGGCTGGAAATGCTCGACCCCATCCTGCGCTTCGTCGGAGGCCAGTTCGATCTGCAGCGTCTGCAGCGTCGCATCGTCATTGACGGCGGCCAGCACGGCGCGGCCGACCATCATCTGCACCCGCCCGCGAAGAGCCTTCAAGGCATCGTTGACGGCGCTCATGCGGCTTCCTTCTGCGGCAGCTGCGCCCAGGCTTCGGGTGGAGAGACCGTCAATTCGGTCACCGTCCCGTCAAAGGCGCTCTTGGTGAAGGTGACGGCGGCGATCAGCATCACGTCGTCCGCCATGCCGATCGGCGCGCACTGGACGCGCACGCGGCTATTGGGCTTCCACAGCGCGCCGCCAGCTGCGGTGCGCCAGCCCGCGACGGTGATGTCCGCGCCGCGCGATCGGCCGGCCCGCACGCCCGCTTCGAACTTGGCGCGGGTCAGCGCGCTGGCGCCGTCGCTTTGTTCCTCGGCCATGATCAGCAGCGGGCGATAACGGCGCACGGCGGCATCCTTGGCTTCGCCCCTGATCTGGCTGACCGTCTTGCCGTGGCGGTCATCGTCGCCATGCGCCTGGCCCTTGACGATATAGTCGCTGAAGCGCTCGCGATGGTCCTGACGACCGGTCGCCGCCTTGATGTTGACGCCCAGGGCCAGCGTCGCGACCGGCGCGCCGACATCGGGCGTGATGATCTCCAGGTCGCCGGTTGCCGTCGGCACCGCCAGCAGTCCGCGGAATCGCAGCAGCCGCTCCAGCGCCGCCGCCACCGTCTCGCCCTGCTGCAGGGCGAACTTGCGGATCGCCGCGCCGGTGGATGCCCTGGCGGACACCGACACGCCAAAGGGCCTGGCGATGTCGGCCGCGATCTGCTCGACCTTCGCGCCCGCCCAGCTCCCCGGCTTGTGGATCGCGGAACAGTCGGCCAGGTCGGCCGACTTGTCGCGCCCTTCGACGCGGATGCTGTGGCCGTCCGGCGAAATCTCGGGCGAGACGGCATCGACCCATCCGTCGATCACCGCTTCCCCGCCGATCTTGAGCTGGCAGCGATCGTCGGGCGCGATCTGCAAAGTCTGGCCTTGCGCATCGTCTTTCCAGGACAGCGACAGGCTGAAGCTGCCCGACATCTGGTCGATCGCGCGCGTGACGCGCACCTCGGTCCAACCGGCATAGATCATGCCGCCGATCGCCAGCTCGACCGTCTCGGTCAGGTCGGGAATCGCGTCAGCCATTGGCCGCCTCCGCGCTCAGCACCTGCAAAGCCGCGCCGCCGGGCACAAAGCCGGGATGCGGCACCTTGTTGCGCGCCACGATCTCGGCCGCGCGCTCTTCCATGCGGGCCGGATCGCCATAGAGGCGCTGCGCGATCACCAGCGCCGGCATCGTCACGGCCGGCACATGGGTTTGCAGCCGCGCCAGCGTGCCGCCGCGCGCGGTCAGGTCGGCGGTGACGGCGCGGCGCAGCGCATCATATTGCGCCGCGCCGGCATCGTCGCCCGCGTCCGCCTGGCGCAGCGCCAGCGCATCGAGCCGATCGGCGGCATCATCGCGCGCCGCGACCGCATCGTCATAGGAGGCGAAGTCCGTGGCGGCGTGGCAGCGGACCAGCTCGGCCGATGCGGCCAGGTTCACCAGTTGCACGATCGCCGCCTGGTTCGCCGTCTGCACGGCGCGGGCCGGCGTGCCGCCGATCACCGGATCAAGATCACTCCCCCAGTCCATCAGCGTCCTGAAGCTGCTCGCCCGGCGCGGCAGGTCCGCGCTGCCGCCCGGCCCGGTGATCGCGGAAAGCGTCTGGACCAGGCCGACGATGGAGAGGCCGAGGTCCAGCGGCGCGCGCAGCAACGCGCCGGCGGACCCGAGCAGGCCCAGCTGCGAGTCCAGCAGGCTGAGCGTCGATCCCACGCCGCCGGCCAGCGCCGCTTCGACCCGCACCGCCAGCGCCGCCGCCTGGACGACATCGCCCGCCGCCTGTTCGACAAAGCCGGTGATGCCGTCGAGCGTATAGCCGCTGGCAAACTGCGCTGGGGCGGTGGCGATCGTGGTGTCGGCGGCGGCTGTCGCCTGGGCCTGGGTGTCGGTGGATGCCGTCTGCGGCGCAGGAAGGCCGGTCTCGATGAACTCGATCGAGAACCAGGCGATGCCCCCGTCGACCGTGCTGTCGCGCCGGGACCAGCCATCCTGCGGCACCGCCACCTGCATCGCGCCCAGCCAGGGATGGATCAGCGTGCCAGCGCCCGGCTGGTCCAGCGCGTCGGCCAGCGCGTCCGCCCCGGCGGGATAGTCCGTGCCCGTGATATGGCAGTCGATGCGGTAGCGCCGCGCCGACCGGCCCAGATCTTCCCACACCGGCTTTTCCGCCTGCGGGAATTCATGGGCGACGCCGCGCCGCCCGCCCGTGACCTCCTGCTCCTCGGTCCGGAAGGCCGCGCCTCGAAAGCTGCCCTTCTGCCATCCTGCCGGCGCGCTCATGCGATCGCCCCCATGGCGCGGCCGGTGTTGACTTCAAGGTCCATACCGGTGGCGGCGACCTTGGTCGGGCGCGCTGTTGTGCCGACGGGCGTTTTGATCGAGATTTCCAGCTTGCCCTTCGGCGCGGCCTGAGGCTTGGCAGGGATTGCTTTCTGCGTAGGCAGTGTTCGGGGAGCGCCCAGAGCGCGACGCCACTGCGCATCGCTCACCGCCCGAGGAGACGGACGCGTCTGCGGTTCGGCTGCGCCGATGAAGGGCACGCCCGATGGTGCGGACTTGCGTGGTGCGGGCTTTGCTTTCAGCCAGCCCGGCGCGTTATAATGAAGCCCGCCACGCGGATCGGCACTCACGCTGCCCAAGGCATCGCGATATCCCCAAAGATTTTCGGCGTCGGCGAGAAAGCCTCGCACCTTGCCCCCGTAATAATCAACATCGCGAAGAAATCCTGCCAAGTCGCTGAAGGCACCGCCGACGCTGCGAATCCCGCCTGCAATCCCTGACCAGTCGGCATCTCCAAGCGTTTCCACCAGGTCGCCAATTCCCTCACCGGTTTCGTCCGCCCACTTTTTGAGCGAACCATCCTGCTCCATTCGACTTATCCAGCCACTGAGGCGATCGAGCTGCTTATTGACCGCACTACCGAAGCCGCCTTCCCAGACGCGATTTGCGGACTTGGTCAGACTATCCATCAGGTTCGACCACTTGCCTGCGGTCGTCCTCGCCAGACGGTCCATGCCCCCAGCAAACCGCTGATCCATGATGGCAAGCAAGGCGTTGCGTATCTCGGTGGCCGACTGACGCACGGTCTTCGTCATTTCCTTGCCGTTACGCTGCCAGCGGAAGGTGACTTGGTCCCCAGCGACCGAAGCCTTGATCCCAAATTCCTTTATGCGCTCGAATTCACCGGTTTGGGCGTCGGCGATCATTTCGACCGCTTGCATGAGGTCCTTGCCCATGCCTGCTGCCGTGTCTCCGAGCGCACGCAGCGTTCCGTCGGTCGGGTCGATGCCATAGGCCTTCAACGCGATGAAGGCTTCCATCACCTCGGCCAGCTCATAGGGGGTCTTAGCGGCGAAATCCGACACCCATTCCATAGCGCGGTTGCCCGCCTCCGCCGATCCCTCCAGTCCAGTCAGCTGAGTGCGGAACTTTTCAAACATCAGGCCAGCAGTGACGATCTTGTAGAGCGCGGCCGACAGCCCCGCGCCCGCGATAGCGCCTCCAGCGATCACGCCGCCGCGAATGGTGCTGCCGATCAGCGTGCCAGCGGAAAATGCGAGCTTCTCCATGCGCGCCTGGCTGATGCTCAGGCGGCGGTCGAGGGCGGCGAGCGCACCGACTCCGCGCCGGGACGCTGCCGCCAAGCCGGAGCCGACGCCACGGGCGGCGCGCTCCATGCGCCCCGCCGTGCGCGTTGCCGTTTCCATGCGCCGATCCAGCCCGCGAACGTCGTCGGCTGCGCGACGCGACGTGCGGCCCAGCCCTCCGGTGGCGCGATCGACCCGGTCGAGCGGGCGGCTGGCCCGGTCGATGGCCTCAAGGATCAGCGATAGCTTCATTCATTCCCCCTGGCGGCCGCGATGCGGTCCGCCTGGTCCAGCCAGAACTCCAATTCAGCATCGTCGAGCGCCCAGATGTCGGCGCGCGAGAAGCCCAGGACGAGCTTCAGCTCGCCGAGGAGGTCGCGCCAGTTGCCGAACCAGGCTCCCTGAAATAGCCCAGGATGTCGTCGATCCGGTCCATGTCGACCGCGTCGATCTTGAGCGTTGCCGGGCGCAGCAGCCCCGTCATCGCTTCGACGATCTTCAGCAGCTTTTCGGTGTAGGGAATCGCTTCGTCCAGGATCAGCATGTCGGCGGCCGTCAGACGGCGCAGCTTCAGCGAGGCGACGGCATACCGATCCTGACCGATGCCATATTCGAAGGGCACCAGCAGGTCATAGCTGTTGTCGCTCTTCAGCCAGGCGGGGCGCTTGCCCGGTTCGCGGCGATCCATCACGACACCTGCTCGGCGGGCTGGCTGTAGGCGACGGCCTTGGCCTTGCCGTCACTGGTCGTGATCGACGGCGTGCCTTCGGAATAGGCGCCGCGCATCACCCAGGCCTGGCCATTGTCGAACTCGATCGAGATGGTGGACTCGACGATCGCGCCCCACGCCGGCGCGGAAAAGCCGGCATTGGTCAGCAGGCTGATCTCCAGCTTGGCCGGGCGGCGTTCCGCTTCGCGAAAGGCCCCGGCCTCATAGTCGCCCGGCACGGGTTCGCGGGTGGTGCCGCCCGGATCGAACGTGGTGTCGCCGGCGGTCGCCAGCAGCTGGCCATCGACCTTCACCTTGGCGCGGCCGATGACCTGGTTCTTGTTCGCCATGTTTTACTGTCCTTTCAACGTCCGCTGAGATGCGCCTCAGAGGATGAATTCGATGCGGGTGGCGAGCTGCAGCAGCCCGTTGACGGTGTCGGGCGTCATCAGCGTGTTGAGCTGGGTCGGGCTGGAACCGTCGCGCTCGATGATGAGGCCGGCGAGGAAGCCCTCGACATCCTCCATCAGGCCCGCATCCTCCCACTCGCGCGCCAGCGCGATCGTCTCGGCCTTCACCGCCGCGATCGTGTCGTCGGTCAGCTTCGCGCGGGGGAATTTCTGCGCCATGCGCTGGCGATAGCTGTAGCGATAATAGCCCAGCGTCGCCGTGGTCTGGACGTCCAGATAGCTGATGTCGTCGAAGCCGGCGCTGTTCACCTGGTAGCAGCTGATCAGCCGCTCGATCGCCACGTCCCCGGCGGCATTGACGCGGAACGTCGAAATGCCGTCGCGCAGCAGCAGCTCGCGCTCCTGCCGGCTGAAACGATGTTCGGCGCTGGGCGCGCGAATCCCCGGCACGACCAGGTCGGTAAGCGGCCGCGCCGGATCGATCTGCAGGTTGAACGCCGCGACCGCGGCAAAGGCGGCCGCGATCGCCCAGGGCGGCGACGGGACGCGATGGCCGCCGACGATGGTGCTGTGCACCCCGTTGCGCGTCGCGCCGAAACTGGCGAGCGTCGACCAGCCGGCGATCATGCCGAAATAGGCGCGCCCCTCGATCTGGCGCTGCGGGCCCCAGCGGCCGGTCAGATCATCGTCGATGATCGACATGTTGGCCGCGTCGTTCATGCCGATGGCGAAGGTCTGATATTGCGCGTCGCCCAGGCTGGCCATCAGGCTGGTCAGGTCCGGATTGCCCGTGCCGCCCGCCATGCCCACGATCGTCACGGCGACGCCAGCGGGCAGCTTTTCGCCCTCGAAATAATTGGTGCGCACGTCGATCTCGTTGCCGACCGCACCCTTGTGCCGGCATGTCAGCGTGACGACCGCCGCCGCTGCCGTCGCCGTGACCGGCAGGTCGGGAAGGGCGTTGATCGCCGCCGCCAGGTTGGACGCGATCGACGTCGCCACCTGTCCGCTGTTGACGCTGGTCGTGACGCGCACGCCGGCGATCATCGCCGACAGCGTGCCCGAAGCGGTCGCGGGGCCGGTGATCGTCAGGGTCGCCGACGCGGCCACGCCGGCCGCATTGTCGGCAATCGGCATCGCCCATAGTTCGACTTCCTTGCTGGCGTCGATCGCGGCCGCGACCATCGCCGCCAGGATGGACCCACGCCCCGCAATTGCGGCGCCTTGGTCCCGGCGGGTGACGCGCACGGGCGCGGACGTCGATGCAGCGCCGATGCACTGGCCGATCAGCAGGATCTTCTGCACCGCCGGCGGCAGGCCCTGCAACGCGCGGACGTTGCTGATCTCGACCTGGCTGCCGGGCACGCGCTGGCCCGTGCTGATGCTGTCGAATGCGAAGCTGGCCATCATTCGGCTCCCTTGTCGCTGCCGCCTTCGACGGCCTTCTTCTCGGCCGCCTCGACGGCCTTCTGGGTGGTCTCCTCCAGGTCGCCATCGTCCAGGCGGCGCTGCCAGAAACTGGACCAGGCGATGCCCTTGCCGTGGGCCGGCAGCGGCAGTCCGTCATCCGGATCGCGGATGAGACGTCCGGCCGCCGGCCGGTAGAAGCGAAGCGGTGAACTCATGACGGGTCGGACTCCTGGGTTAGGCGGATGTGATCGGTGGCGTCGGCATGGGCGTCGTCGGGCAGCTGCGCGCCTGGCGCGACCAGGTCGCGATCGACTGGGTCGGGTTCGCCAAACAGGGGAATGTCCCAATTGGCGTGGATCGCCTCCAGCGCTTCGTCGCTGTCGTCGCCCGCCAGCAGGATCGGGAAGCGGCAGGCCAGCATCATCGCGTGCGCCGACAGCTTCAGCTCCTTCATGCGCGCGCTGCGCTTGAGCGGATCGGCATCGCCGACGCTGATCGGCTCGACCAGGTCGAGGTCCAGCATCTGGTCCGCCAGCACGGCGGCCGCGCCCAGCGCCAGGCGATAGCTGCCCGGTTCGGCCGCGAGATTGGGGCCGCCATGGCGATGCGCTTGTTCGTCCGGCCGGCTGCTGCTGCTGGCGACGACCAGGCCGAAGCTGCCGTCGACGACCAGCTGGCCGTCCTCGATCTCCGCATTGCGCCAGCCGGTGAAGCCGATCCAGGCGGCCGGGCCGCGCAGTTCGCCCTTCATGTCGCCCAGATAGGCTTCCCAATCCTCGGGCAGCGTTTCCAGACGTCGCCAGGCAAAGCCCAGCGCCGGCTCCATCGCCTTCAGGCGGGCAAGGATCGCCAGTTCGATCGCCGCGATCATTGCTCGGCGTCCAGATAGTCGGCGACGTGATCGCGGATGCCGGCCAGGCCGTCGGCCGAAATGCCGATGAACTGGCGCTGCGGCGTCTCGACCTTGCGGCTATGCGCCTTGACCGTGGCGATGATTGGCTCGGCCAGCCTGACGCCGAACACCTGGCGCATCGTGCGCTTGTGACTGGCGATCTGCTCGGTGCCGGAAAAGCCCTGGTCGTGGCGGCGGGCATAGACGACGTTCGTCCCGACCTCGACCGATCGCGGGCGGGCAACATGCGTCATCGACCCGCGCAGGCGGCGCGTGTCGGTCAGCGTCTTGCCGCCCGTTTCCATCGCGCGCCGCGACTTGGGCCAGGGGATGCCGGCGGGCGAATGCTCGCCCTCGAAATTCTCTTCGATGTCGACCTCGATCTCCATGCCCAGAATGTCCATCAGCGGCGTCAGGTCACCCAGCTGGTCGGCCAGGCGCGCAAGCCGGCGCTCGACGTCGACTAGGCCTTCGACGGTCAGGGACAGGCCGGTGCCGGGCATCAGAAGCCCTCCAGGGAATCGCGGCTGAATGTGCGGGGCCGATCGGGCACGATGACCGCGCCGCCCCGCGCGGGGATGTCCTGCAGGCCCTGGTCGATCTTCAGCAGGCCGGTGGAAATATCCTTCAGTTGCTTCATCGCCTGGTCGCGCCGATCCTTGAGGTCGTCGCTCAGCGCGCGATGCAGCCGGACATAGGCGAGGTCGCAGGTCAGCTCGATCAGCAGCGGCGGGACCGCGCGGCCAGGGGCGGGCGCATGATATTTGGCGACATAGCCTTCGACGATCGACGTCGCGGTCGCCAGCTTGACGTTGACGGCCGCAATCGCCTGCGCGTTCCAGCCATCCTGGTCGGTGAGCTGGACCAGCACATCCTCGCCGAACCGGGCGCGCATATCATCGGCGGTGGCGAACATGGCGGTCGACGAAGCTCCTTTAGAAACATGGTCCGGGACGGGACCGGAAAACCCGTGCAGGGGCGCGGCCCCGTCCCGGATGGTCCCCCCGCCGGTGAGCTGGCAGGGGGTGGCGGCTCATGGCCGGCGCAGGCGGAGAGGATGCGCGGCGCCGGCCATGGCGATCATGCGTCGGCCGGCTTGGTGTCGGTCGGCTTGGCCTTGGCGGGGGCCTTCGTCTTGGCTTCAGCGGGCGCGGCGGGGGCCTTGCTCGCCTCGGCCAGCTTCGCTTCCAGCTCCCCGATCCGCGCGCCCATCGCTTCGCCGTCCGACTGCGCCGCGACGAGCTCGGCGGCGGAAGCCTTCGCGGCGTCCTGCAGCGTTTCGATCTGGCTGTTCGCCTGGTTGAGCGCGACGGCCGCGTCGGCCAGGCGCAGGCGCAGTTCGGCCAGCTCCTCTTCCGGTCCGATCGGGCCGGCGGGGATGGCCTCGATCTCGATCGGCGGGGCCGCGTCGATAAAGGCCTGGAGCTGCGCGTCCGTCGCGGCGGCGGTCAGTTCGGGCACCAGCAGAAACGCGCCGTTGTCCTGCCCGACCATGACCGTGACCTGGGAATCGCCCAGCAGCTGGCGCAGCTGGACGACGGTGAGCGAGCGGATCGCGACGGTCAGCGGCATCCCGATCGGGAAGGCCAGGCCGGCGCGGCGATACGGCGTTTTCGCAGCCGTCAGCAGCAGAGCCCCGCGCATCAGCCGAGCCACGGCGAGACCTTGACGGTCGCCGTTCCCTTCCACTCGTTGGTCTCGCCATTGGCGCCCAACTCATTGTTGACGATCTTGAGCGCCGCGCTTTCCAGGCTGGGCGGAACCAGCAGGATCGGCTTCTGCGCGCCGCCCAGCAGGCCCAGCGGCCGGCCATAATCGCCCTTCATGTTCATGAGGGCGGCGCGGGCGGTGGCGTAATGCGCCGCGTCGAGCGTCTGCTTGCTGCCCCAGGCGAACTGCCAGAAGCCGAAGCCGACATTGTAGCGGGCATCGACGCCATAGACATATTTCTTGCGCCAGAAGACATTGTCATCGTCCAGCTTGTCGCGGGCGATGAACTGCGCCTTCTTGCGTTCTTGGAAGATGATCGGCTTGGTGACGCGGCTCGGGTCGTAGAGGACCCAGGGCGCGCCCGCGCCGCCATCGGTATTGGCGACCGAGGTGACGTCGCCGAACGCGTCCAGCACCGGATGGTCGGTGTCGAAATAATATTGGCCGTCATAGCAGGGCGTGGAGAAACCGAGCTTGAGCAGGCCGAACGCCAGCTCGTTGGGATGCGCGGCGGTGGCCCGGCCCATCTCGGTGAACAGCATGTTATACTGGCCGAGATTGTCGTCCTCGATGTCGTTGCGCTCGACTTCGATCGTGTCTTCCCAGTCCTTGTTCTTGATCGAATAATCGGACTGGCTGATCTGGTTCAGCACACGGTCGCCCAACCATTCGCGCATGCCGCGCATCTGGTTGAGCCAGCCATATTCATTCTTGCCGGTGCTCGACGGCACGACGGTGGCGATGTCCAGATAATCGGACGGCGCCATGCCCAGGCCGCCACGGAACAGGCCGGAAAAGGCTGTGCCGAGCGTCTGGAGGTTACCCCGGTTGATTTCCATGTTGAGCGGTTCCTTCTTCGGCTCAGGCGAACAGGACCCAGACGCCCTCGGCGTCCACGTCCACGATCTTGCCGGCGACGCTGCGGGTCGCGGAACCGTCGGTCTTGGCGACCGTCTGGTTGTCCACGATGTAGCAGTTTTCGCCGATGTCAGCGAGGGCGACGGCATCGGCCGAGGCGCTGTTCTCGAAACAGAAGACGCCCTTTTCGACGCGCACCGACTTTTCGCCGGAGCTGCCGCCGACATTGTCGACCGTCTCCATCGCGACGCCGTCGGCGACCTGGCCGGTGGCGGTCGCGCCGCCGGTGGCAAAGCCCGTCGAATTCAGCATCACGATGGTGCCCGCCAAGATCTTGCTCGGCGCCATCTTGCGCACGAACTGCTTGCCGTCCCGGCTGCGCGTCTTGACGCGCGGCGTAGCGATCGCGGTCATGCGGCGGCTCCCTTCTTCAGCTTCTTCTCAGCGAGGAAGTTTTCCTCGCTAATGCCCAGGAAAGCGCAGGCAGCGACCTCCTCGGGGGTGAGCTTGTCCTCGGCCGCGCTGCCATCGGGCTTGCCGCCGTCCATCTGGCTACCGGCCGCGACGACGACCGGGGCCTTGCCCAGGAAGTCGTGCCAGCCCTGCTCGTTGGTCTTGAACAGGTTGAGGCCCCAGTCCTTGAGCGCCGGGACCAGCTTGCCGCCCTCGATGGCCGCCGCGACTTCGCGTTCGGCGCGCTCGGCCTCCAGGCTGTTGAGCCGCTGGTTGACGGCCGCGACCTGCTCGACCGGCACGAACTTGGCCGGGTCGCCTTTCTTGAGCGCGGTGACGGACGCGGCGATCTCCTCGACGCTGGCGCCCTCCGCCAGTCCGGCCGCGACCGCGATGGTGCTGGTGGACGGCGCGGTATCTGCCTGTTCCTTGAGCGACGTGGCGGCGGCCACGCACTCCTGTTCGGTGGCGGTCGCCGCAAGGCCGAGCGCCGCCGCAATGAGAGCAAAGCTCATATCGTCTTCTTCTCCGGAAAGGCCGGCGGCGATCGCCGGCAGGTCGATGGCCCCGATATTGACCAGGGCGGCGTTCTTCAGCTGCAGCACCTCGCCCGACTTGGCGGCGAGGAAAAGCGGGCTGAGATAGCGATATTCGCGGGCGGCGATGCGCTGCGCGGCGGCGTCGGTCCATTCGACCGAGGCATAGATGCCGTCGGCCTCCACGCTCAGGCTGTCGGCCTTGGCCCAGCCGGCGGCGATCGCCGCCTGGTCGCGCTGGACCGAATGGCCATAGTCGAAATTAAAGTCGGCGCCGCCCAGCCAGGACTTGGTCGCGTCGACGATGCGCTGCGCATGGGCGGCATCGACGATGCGATATGGACCGCGATTGTCGCGCATCGCGATGGAGCCGATCGGCAGCAGCTTGACGCGCTGCGCCGGCACGCCGTCGATGACCGACACCTCGGTCGTCGCCGCCGCCACGATCTGATGCTGTTGATTGCCCCGCTTCATGCCGATGCTGATGGCATGGGCGCGCGGCGGCTCTAGTCGGAGATATCTCCGCCCCGGCCAATGGGGGCGGTCACCGGTTCATTGCATGTTAGCAGACGCGGCGCTATATCGTTCATGAGCCGTGCGCCGTTTCGGACGTCAAGGTCTAGGTCTTCGGACACAAGACAGCACGGACATCATCTCTTCCTGAGCGATGTCAGCTTGACCCGGTGCTTCCCGATCTGGAACGCCGCCGCATAGTCGTGCCCGTCGACTGTCGCCGACACGAACACCATGGGACTGCCGCTGCGGCTCAGCCGAGGCGTCCCATGCGATATGGTGCCGCGATTGAATATCGTCCGGGCGTTGGCGATGTCTTCAGCCCCGATCGGTTTCTGACCGCGCGAATCCCGCCCGTGGCGCTTCAGGATATGGCGAACGTCGTCACGCCCCAGTTCCACCGACTTCGCGTCAGCCCGCAAGCCCAGGCGGGTCAGCTGCGCCCGCGCATGATCGGACACCGGTCCAAGCCGATGACGCGTCGGTGCATCGCCAGAGGATGCAGCAGTGGCGAAACCGATCGCCAATGCATGGCCGGATGTCCATCGCCCGTTTCTGTCGCGCGCCTGATGGGGGTCGTAAGCCGCCGCGATCTCACTGGCGCGCCCTGAGACCCAGCGCCAGCCGTCGCGGCCGATCTCGACCAGCGTGGTGATGCCAGCGAATGTGCGGGCATAGCGGCGCATCAGCAACGCCCGTCCGTTCCGCCCCCGCACCCACACCCATCCGATGCGGTCGGGCTGGACGATCGCCGCCGCGATCCGGTCGATCGCCACGCCGGCCGCGCCGCCAGGCATCTGCACCCGACCGCCAGGCGCGATGAACCAGCCGCGTCCGATCGACAGCGGCCAGCCTTCCTTGTCCATCCATATCGCCTCGCCGCCAGGCGCAATGCCGAAGGCTTTGAGGAAGCGGTCGATCAGGCCGCTCTGGGCACTGGTCAACCGCGCCGATGCGCCGACCTCGTCCGGTCCCTGGTCGAAACTTTCGGGCAGCGGCGATGGCGCCAGGCCGCGCAGATATTCCTTGCCGACATTATAATCCCACCCCTTGCCGATGCCGGCTTCCAGCATGCCGGTCTCTCCGGTGCGGCTGTTGGTCCAGGGCAGCAGGTCATTGGCCGGCGGCGGCTGATCATCGACGGTGCGGCCCATGCGGTCCAGCATCCGCTGCGACCGGGGAATCGCGGTGCAGCGACAATTCCAGTCGCAAGGACCATAATGGGTGTCCCACCAGGGATGATCGACCGGCAGGATCGTGCCGTCCCAGTCATGATGCTCGGGCCGCTCCCGGCCATCCATAACGCTGCTATATTCCAGATAGGGGAAGGCCTTCTTCGTGCGCTGGATGCGTTCCCACTTGCCGGCCTGGTAGGCGGTGCGGACATTCGTGTCGAAGATCGTCTTCAGCCGACGCGGACTGCCCAGCTGCACCAGCTCATGCTGGCCGGTGGCGGGATCGAGCATGATCTTCTTGCCCCACCAGCCCTTGGCCTCCAGCGTCGGCCGCAGCTCCGCCTTGAAGGTGTCCAGCGTCGTGCCCTCGGCGATCGCCTTGTCCACCGCCGCGCGAATGTCCTCCAATATGTCGCGCGACATGGCCTTGGCGACGGTAAAGGCGCGCACATGCTCCGCCTTGAGCACGTCCTGCCAGTTGAAGCCGATGCGGAACCCCTTCGACCGGAAGAAGGCGATCGCCTCCTCGGGTGGCACAGCGCCGGGGGGCAGTTCTTCAGGCCCTGTCACGGTCGAGGCCCCTTGCTGAACAGAAGAATGATTGGAATGCTGCGGGACTGGACTTGGGCGTCGAGGATTTGAGATGGCGGAAGTCGAAAGAGCGTTCAAAAGCGCGAGAGAGTATATCGACTGGGCTTCTGACGCGTTGCGCGAAACCGAGGCGCTGTGTCGCACTTATTATTCGGGACTGGCCTCCTTCATTAACACGGAAGAAGACCCTAGCTCGGGCTTCACGATCTGGTGGTTGCACCTTACCAAACCGCTGGACCGGTCGATTGCTCGCAAGGCGACAGAAGCGCTGCTCAATGTTCGGCACGGTTTGGATCAAGCGGCGCACGCCTGCTACATGCTGATCAACGGCCCGCCCAAACGCGACATTTATTTTCCCTGGGGTGAAAGTCGCCGGGACAGCGAAGTAAAAATAAGTCGCCTGCAGCTGCCTCAACCGATTGCCGAAGCGATGGTTGAGTTTGGACCATTCCCTACAAGTCCCGCCTACACTGGTGGCGATGATATGGTTCGGGCGCTCGCCAAGATTGCGAACCGGAAACACACGATTGGGATCGGCACCCATGTAGGGGTGGCGGAGGTGACGATGGCGCAAGCTATTGTCGGCGAGGACGGTCAGCTCATCATGCCGGCGCTCAAATGGGACAGTGAGCAAAACAGGGGCGAACTTCTTCGCATGAAAGGGGACGTGAAGGTGCCTTTCGACTTCGAAATCGATATCACTATCATGATCAGCGACCAGGTGTTGAGAGTCCCGCTTGGAGCAGAAGAAAGCCTCAAGGCCTTTGCCGACAAGGCTGGAGCGCTGATCCGACGACTGGAGCAGGAATGTCGGATTGTTGTCGCTAGCAGCTGATCGAAGCCTCATCACAATCCCGGCTTTTCGATCAGCCCGGCAATCTTGCCGGCGAACCCGACGCGCTCGCCCAGCTGGGTGATGGCGGCCACATCCATTGCGGCGATGACGTCGCCAACCTTCATCGCCAGCAACTCGCGCACTTCCTCCATCGACGTCGCCCCGGCGATCAGCTCCTCGAATGATCCCAGCAGCGGATCGACCAGTCCCTCCCAGTCGCCCAGCGCCTCCTCGATCATCGCGTCGATGGCGTCGGGCTGCCGATCCTGCGCAGCCGCCGGAACCTCCTGACCCCGATCTGCCCCTGAGGGCCGCTTCAAAGGGTCTAAAAGGCCATTGCGCGGCTTCTGACGGGGGTCAGGGCCATCTTGCCCCTTCAGCGGCTCCTGGGCGGGCTGTTGGGCAGTGGCCATCAGGACAGGCTCCCCCGCTTTCGGTTCGGGGATGCCGGTGCGCTCGCGCCAGGTCGACACCGCGATCGGCACGCCCATCTTCACGCCCCGATCGGCGGCGTCCAAGAACTCCTTCACGTCGACCGCGTCGGGGCGGCCGACGATGATCTGCGGATAGCGTTTGCGCGGCCCGCGATTGAACAGGACAATCGGCAGCGCGACGTCGCGTGTCAGCGTCGCGCTCAGCTCGACCGCGTCGGCGTCGGCGATGTCCTGGCGCACATCGCCATGCAGGTTCGCCTGGCCCGATCCCAGCCCGCCGGCCTTCGCGTCGGAACTGCTGGTCTGCCCCAGGACAACCTTGCTGACCGCATCGTCGATATAGGTGAGCATCCCCCGGAACATGTCCGGATTGGCGGCGGCGCCGCCGCTCTGCACAAACTCTATGACCATGGACTGGGGGATGACGGCGCCCGCATCCGATCCGATCTGCCCCACCGCCTGGGCCAGCAGGCGAATATCGTCCTCGCTGGTGCCGTTCTGATATTTGCCGACGCGCAAGGGCAGGCCGTAGACCTCCAGGAAGGTCATCCAGTCCTTCAGCGTGAAGTTGGCGAACAGATAATACCAGGACACGACGCGGGCGAGGCCGCCGCGGATCGGCAGGCCCGACTTCGCCGCCGTTTGGTGGACCACGAACTTGTGCGGCGGCAAGGCGCTGGCCACGCTGCTGGCGCCATCCTCGCCGCCCTTCAGCAGCAGCTGCTCGCCCGTTGCCTGGTCATATTCGAAGAAGCGGGGATCGCGTCGCTTCAGCTGCGCGGGCAGCCAGGTCTCGCCGGTTTCCCAGATGATCTCGGTCGCGCTGTAGCCCTTGCCCAGGGCGTCGAGGATCTCGATCAGCTCCGCCTGCAGCGTCAGCCGCTTTGTCCAGTCGCGCACCAGCGCCGCGTCTGCCTTTTCCTCCTCGCTCTCGCCCGCCGCCTCGACGCGGATCGGCAGCTGCGCGACCGCGCGCTTCCTGACCCCCAGCACGCCGTTATAGTGCGGGTATTTCTCCTCGATCTCCTCGGCCAGCTCCAGATAGGCGGTGGCGTCGCCCTGTTCGGCATCGCGCAGCAGGCAGGCGAGCTTGGCGGGATTGAGGCCCTGCGCCGGATGGCCCGACCAGATGTTGCGCACGCCCGACAGGGTCGGGCCGCCAATCTCGCAGGTCAGCGTCTGGACCGCCGCGCGAAGCGGCTTGCCGCGCAGGTCGACCAGGGCCGGCACGTCGGGCGCCTGGTAGGGAACAAGGTCATTGGCCATCTATCGTCTCCGCAACTTCACCAGGCGTTGCCGCCAAAGCGCCCGCGCGCCTGCGCCCGCGATCGCTGGGTCATTCCGCGCGGCGTGTCGTCCCCGCCATGCGCATCGTCCCAGGCCCGCTTGGCGACTGGCCGATAGGCGATCATCTGCGCCTCCACGCCCAGCGCACGCCACATCAGCGCGGCTGCCCAGAAGCGGTCGGCATGGATCGTGCCATCATTGACGATGCGGACAGATCCGCTTTCCTCGCTGCCCACCCGTTTGATCGCCATCAGGTCCGCGCGCAGCACCGGATCGGCGGCAGGGATGCGGATGCGGCCGAGCTGGAAAGCGCTGGCGAGGCCAAGCGCCAGGTCGAGCCGGTTCGGCCCGGTGAGCAGCACACCTTCGACCCGATAGCTGCCGTGCCGCAGCTGCGCGTCCTCGACGACCTTTTCGCCCATGCCCGTCTGGTCGATGCACGCGCGCAGGACGCGGCGCTTCAGGAACAGGCTGTCGAAATAGGCGTCCTGATGCGCGAAGGTCTGGCCGACCTCGTCATAGACGTCGCGCACCCAGGTCACGTCGCCCACCAGCTCGCCGCCCCACATGATCTGGCCATCGCGTCGGCGCGCCACGTCCCGGCCGATGCCGTAGAGACCGCCGGCATAGAAGTCCGGATCGCCCGCCTCGGCATGTTCGGCGCGGATGATGTCCTCGATCGAGATGAGCGATCCCGACCCGACCTTGGGAATGCAGTCCAGCTCCTCGGCCGCGTCATCGCCATAGGAGGCGCGGATATTCGCTTCCCATTCCGCCTTGGGCTCTATCTGGCTGCCTTTCGTCTTCGCGACCAGGGCGACGCGCTCATACAGGCCGTCGGCCATCGCCTGGGCAAAGGTGATGGTCAGCACCTCGCCGCGCCGCGTCCCCGCGCGCACATCGCCGATCAGCTTGTTGAAGGGATTGCCGACGCCGTCATGGGTGCTGACCACGATGACCTGGCCGCCCCAGATCAGCAGCGCCATCGCGGACTTGAGCACTTCGTCCACATTCTTGTGGAAGGCGGCTTCGTCGATGATGACGATGCCCTGCTTGCCGCGCAGCGCGCGCGGCACGCTGGCCAGCGCGGTGACGCGAAAGCCGCTGGCGAAGCGGATCGAGAAAGCCTTGATGCCCTCATTAGGGCCATCGTCCAGGATGACCTCGCCCATTTCCTCGACGGCGCAGTCGAAGGCGCGCGCCCACATGGCGCATACTTCGATAAACTCCAGCGTCATGTCCTTGTCATAACCCATATACCAGACATTCTGGCCGCCGGCCGACATCGACGCGGCCGCGCGGAGCGTCGCATAGGAGGCCAGTCCCCAGGTCAGGCCGATGCGTCGGCTCTTCTCGATCACCAGCAGCGAGACGCCGGTGTAGAGCTGCTTGACCGTCTTGCCCTGGTAGCCCAGCAGCACGTCGCCCCTGGGCAGGCGCACGATCGCCGCCTCGGCCGCCGCGCGATCGGCGGCGCGCTCGCGCCGGGCGATCTCTTCGGGAGGCAGCTTCATGCGCCCAGCACCGCGTGGCGGATCGCCGCAACGCCATCGGCCGACAGGCCCTGCGCGCGCGCGGCGGTAACGGCCTTCTGCGCGGCCTCCGCCGTCGCCTTCGTCGCGGCGCGCTTTTCCGCTTTCTCCAGCCGGTCGTCGGTGGATTTCGCGGCGGTCGAGAGCGACGACAGCGCGCTGGCGAGGAACATCGCTTCCTTGGGATCGAGCATCAGCGGCCGGACATTGCCGTCCTCATCCTCCTCCATATGCGTGAGCGTCTGCATGACGACGCTGTGCATCAGCTCGATATTGGCCTGGGCCAGCTTGTTATCGGGCTGGTCGCCGAACTGATTGACCAGGGCGTTGGCGATCTCGCGGGAATCGCGCATGCGGCGCTGCACGTCGGCCAGGCTTTTGACATGGCGGCCCAGCGCCGATCGCGACACGTCAACGTCCAGCTCCATCAGTTTCGCGCGGATTTCATCGATCGTGCGGCCTTCGCGGCGCAGGCGGCCGATCAGCTCCTGGATGGACGGCAGCAGCCGGTCGATCGACGAAGGCGTGTCGCGCTTGCGCGGCATGGCTTACCCCTTGGGGCTGGGGCGCTGGATGCCCGGAATGGTGGATCGGCCGTTGGCGACGTCCGCGCCGCGCTCCGTCAGGGTCGCGACGATCACGCCATCCATGGGCGTCAGCAGCGTCGCAGCACCGACGTCCTTCAGCCAGTGGATGTGGCTGCGCATCTGGTCGCGTGTGCAGCTGAGGCCCAGCGCCTGCACCGCCGTCGCCAGCACGCTGTCATTGGCGCAATAGCCTGGCTGGCTGTCCAGCAGGCGCAGGATGGCCAGGCGCACATGGCCGTCATAGAGGTTTGAAAACTCGCTCATCAGCGGCCTCCCAGCCCTTTCTCAAGCAGGTAATTCTTGATGATCGACAGGTCGCCTTCGACCCTGATCATCATGTCGCCGCGCGCCTGATGCTTGGCTTCGATCAGTTCCTTCAGCGCCTCGATATCGTGCCGGGTGACGCTCTCGCGCTCGACCTGGTCGACCTTCTGGGTGAGCGCGGTGACTTTCCCGCCAAGCTGGCCGACCTTGCCGGACAGGGCGCTCAGCTCCTTTTCCAGTCTTCGGGTGGACACGGGATTGGCCTGGCCCGCGCGGCGCGCCTGGACGATGCCGACATAGGCGATCCCCACGATGATCGCGGTGATGATCACCCACTCGAAAATGCTAGGCATCACTGCCCTCCTTGATCGTGAATGCGGCAGCGAGCCGCGAGAAAAAGCCGCGCGCCTGGTCGCCGATGATTTCGAGGACCGACAGGATCGAGAAACTGAGGCCGATCGACATGACGAAGGTGAAGAGGAAGCCGGGCCGCCGCTCGATCACCCAGGACAAGAGCAGCAGCGCCGTAATCGCGTAGACGCACAGCGTCTGCCACAGCGTCAGCGGAGCCGGCCCCTTGGGCGCGATCGGCCGGGCCAGCACCACGCCCAGCACAGCGAGGATCGCTGAGACGATCGGCACGTTGATGCCGAGCCAGGCGACATGCACCAGCGCCTGGCCGATCGGCGCGGCGGCATCTTGCACGCCGGCCGCGATCGCGGCGCCGCTCCACGTCGGCAGGAACAGGGCGGGAGGAATCGTAAGGTGGCGCATGGCTCAGATGACGATCCCAAGGTAAAGGGCGAGGAGCTGCATCATCTCAGGCGGGAATCCCGAGCGGCGCGTAGATCATGCAGCCATGATCGTCGCAGAAGCGCCTGATCTGGCGGCAGTTCATGTAGGCCTCTGCGTCCGGCAGATATTCGTCGGCCATATGGACAAAGGCAATGTCGGCCTGCCCTGTGGCGACGCCCGTATAGGTGGTGCCCAGCACCAGCTCGCCGCCCAGCGCAGCGGGCAGAGCGGATGCGGCGGAGGCGGCGGGGAGGACGCCCACGATTTCGGCAGTGATGACGCCGGCAGCGTTCCGCCGCACCATGCAGATGACGAAGGGATCGGCCGAAAAGTCGACGTCCCCCGTGCTGGCCACCGAATTGGAGACAGTGGCCGGGTTGCCGCTGTAGACGGTGCACTGGCCGGTCAGCCGCCACTTGTTGTCATTGGCCGCGCCCACATTGTTCAGCAACATGGTCTGGCCGGTGATCGACGCACCGATAGTCGGGTTGTCGATCCAGGACGACGCCAGGTTGCCGATCAGGGGGATGTTCGACACGTCCGGACGGACGCCGCGACAGGCCACGAACCACGAATATTCCGCGGTCGCTTCCACCCCGGTCCAGAGTGATTTTGCCGTGGTCGGAAAGCCCGAGGTCGTGCGGGCATAATGATCGAACAGCTCCGGCGCTTGCCCCCGGACTCGCATGGGATTGGTCGGATCGGCCATGTTGCGCGTGATCCTGGACATCGCCGAACCGAAGATGGCGGTCAGCCGCGCGCCGCGTGGGGCGTCCATTTCGAAATTGCCCACGGCCCAATAGTCGCCGTCCGCAACATTCAAGGTCATGCCGGCCATGTCAGATTTCCTCCGCGATGAGTGAGAAGGCCGCACACCAGATGTGCAGCGGATAGGGCTTGTCGATCAGTTCGGGCACGGCCGCCGACGGATGCTGGCCGGCGTTGGGGATGACGGTATAGTGCTCCGCCGACACCGCGCGGGATCGTGACATGATCCCCAGATAGCCGTTGGACGCCAGCTTGGTGCCGCCCAGGATGACCGGGGCCTCGCGCGGCGTGCGCGACAGCGTGGCGGCGATGGTCATGGCGCCGACGAACCGCACGTCGTTCAGATCGATGACGCCGACACTATCGCGGGCGGACAGGCCGAGGTTCGAGAGCGACACCGGGGAGAAGCCTTCATAGGGCGTGCCTGCCTCCAGCGGCCCTGGCCCGATAAGGTCGAGGATGACTTCGTTGCTGGTCGCGCTCCACGTCGCCGCCCGCGCGCGCACGATGGCGGGCCTGCGCCCGCGCAGCAGCACGTCGCCCCAGCAGATCGCATGATACTGGCCGCGCCAGCGCTGCCCGTTATTGTCGGGATGGCCCGATGGCACATTGACCACCGGATAGTCGGGCTGCGCCCAGAAGAAGCCGGGGACCTCCGCGCACAGGCGCAGTTGCGCATTGGCGACGTGAAGGTCGGTCGCATCCGTGACGAACGGCCCGGTCGCCTGGCTGATGAACCAGGCCGGCGGGAATTTCTGATCGGGAATCCGCAGCGCGATGTCGGCGTTGAGCTGATTGCGCAGCTGCTGCACGCCATTGAAATAAAGCGCTTCGGTATTGTGCGCGCCACCGGTGCCTGCCGCATAATCGGCCTGGCCATGGCTGAAGTCCACCAGCAGGACGCGGAACTTCTTGCCGGCGAAATCGGGGTGCGCCATCACCTGATCCATGCCGCTCAGGATGCGGTTATAATATTCGGGATTGGCTCCCTTCAGCAGCGCCGCCAACGGCTGCCCTCCCACGCCGCACTGCATGACCACGAACGGCATGTCGGGCGCTTCGCTGACGCCGAAATGGGCAAGGCACTGCTGCCGGAACCAGTAGGCCGCCGAAATCATGTGGCCTTCGGCCGGAACGCTGGTGTCCGGCCCGAGCGCCTCCAGCTGCGCGTTCGTCTGTTTGACGCCGTTGATGTGCGCGACCGCGGCGAGAGGCTTGATGTCGCCGGACGTCAGCGGGTCGTAGGTCGTCGTCGTCTGCCCGGCTGGGCGGTTGGCATCGCCCAGCATATAGACATACATGTCGGAATAGTTCGGGGTGCCTGTGGTGAGCGGCGGATAAGCCGCGCTGCCCCGGTCGAAGCTCTGCCCGTCTCCGGCCAGCAGATAGACGGTGTCGCGTTCGAGCGGCTGCACCATCGGCAGGATTTCGTCACGCCCCGCCATCGACCAAGCGACGTTGATCGCGTCGCGCGCCGCATAGTCGTTGAACGTGCCGCCACTGTTGCCGCTCTCCGGCAACTGGTCGATGAATGCCAGTTCGCGCCAGGCGCCATAGGCATCCCGCACGATGAAGCGGTCGCCCGACGACTCTCCCATATAGATGCCGTCGAACTGGAACCCGCCGGCCGTGCGCAGGGCGCGCCCCTGCGGCCCGCCATGCATGTCGATCAGGGTCGCGCCATAATAGTCCCGCACCGAAAAGGGCGACCTGCCGGTATCATAGACCGCGCCGCTCCCCATCTTGACGCCGCGCGCTCGCACATAGGTGTTGTCGAGGTCGGTATCGCCATCCTGCGACGTGATGAAGGCCCACCCGATCTGCATGCCCGGCGCGCGGGGGTAACGGCGATCAGGGCCGCCGCTCATGTCGAACATGTTGGCGCCATAGGCATCGCCAAAGCCGGTCGGCCGCGTCGTCGATATGACGATATGCTCGACCAGCGGACTGACCAGCTCGTCGCTGGTGAAGCCGTCGATATAGACCGCCTCGCCGGCCACCTTCCGGTAGATGGCGATCGCCTTGCCATTCACCTTCAGCACGCGGAATACCTGGTTCTCGGCGGACGCCGCCAACCCTTCGGCGATGGTGGCGTAAAGCGTGCCGCTCGACATCGCCGCGTCACGGGCGAGGGCGGCATCATGGGCAGCAGCGGACGCGGCGGCGCGCTCGTCGGCGGCATTGCCTGCATAAAAGGCGGCCAGCGCCACCTGGGGAGCAGCAGCCTCCTCTGCTGCCTCGGCCGCGTCGTCCAGCACCGCGTCGAGCCGTTCGCCAAGATGCTGAGTTTCCTGCGCGCGTTGGATGATCTCGTCACCCAATTGCCCCGCCACCTGCTCGGTGCGGCGCACGCTTCCCTCGACCGCATCATTGATGGCCTGCTGGCCGGCTGCGTCGCCCGCCTGCCGGTCCTGTGCGACCGCATCGATCGCACCGGCCGCATCCCCGGCATTGCCGGTCACCGTTCCGGAGAGTGACGCCAGCGCTGCTTCCAGCTGGGCGACGCGCGCCTCCAGGGCTGCATCCGTTGCAGGAGTCCCGAACATGCTCATGGGCAGGTCACCGCCATGCCGCGCGCGCGGTGCCAGCGGCACACCCGCGCCAACGCGTCGCGGCAGCTGCGCCCGGCCAGCAGCGCGGCGCTGTCGAAGGCGAGCGCATCGCGTTCAAATGCTGCGACCTGTTCGGCCGAAAGCTCGCCTGCCGGCGACAGGGGCGCGGTCGGTTCATCCTGGCAGCGCAGGTCATCAGCAGGCGGGTGTGAGATGGCCGGCGGCGCGGGCCTGCTGCTGCAGCCGGACGCAGTCATAATAGCGGCGGCGAGCAGCCAGCGGGTCGATCGCATTTTCGGTGATCCTTTCCAGGGCATCGGCCTCGGCCTCCAGCCGGGCGTCGTCCGCGCGGCGGCGGGTGGCGGCGACGGCATCGGCCGCGCGATCGTCGCGCAGCTGCTCGGTCGTCGCGGCATGTTCATGGCGGGCGATCAGCGCCCGGTCGTAAGCCATCTTCCCAAGCCAGAGCGCGGCGAGGATCAGCAGCACGATCACGCCGATCGCGATCTGCCGCGCGCGCCTTTCGCTGAGGCCAGCCGAAGCGAACCAGGCGGCGATCCAGCCCATCAGCTGCGCCCCAGCTTGTCGGCGCGGTTGAGCCAGCCGGCGAGGAATCGCTTCTGTGACGGGTTGGCGGCGGCGATGGCGCGATAGCGATCCTTGGCCGCATCGCGATAGGCGATGACGATCGCCGCCATGCCGGCTGCCGGCACCGCGACGACGGCGTCCATGGCTGCGCGGGTCTTGTCGCCCAATACCCCGTCCACCTTGAGCAGCGGGGTGTTGAGCCGATATTTGGTGAGGCTCGCGTTGATCGCCCGCTGCAGCAGCTTCTTCGCCGCGACCATGCCGCCATTGACCGCCTGGTCGAACAGCATCTCGCCGATCGGGCGCGCCCAGCTGTCCGCGTCGAGGCGCAGCCAGAAGCAACGATGATAAAGGAACTTGGCGTCGCCGCGCGTCAGCTTGGCCACGTCGGCGCCGTCGATGTCGCCGTCCATGTCCAGGTCGAAATCGGCGAACCCGTCGCCGTCCAGGTCGATCTTTCCTTCGCCGATCAGCGTGCGCAGCGACCAGCCATATTTGGTCGCGCCGCCGCGATCGACCGGATCGTCGACGAAGCCGCCCTCGATACCGAGCAGCGCGTCGACGGCGCTGGCGAAGCGCGGGCTCCAGCCCTCGACGATGATGTGATTGTCCCCGTTCATGGGGAAGCTATGCGGGAGAAAGGCCCATCCTAAAGGCGGAGATATCTCCGCCCGGCGCGCCTCTTAGAAGCCTGGCAGAGACAGCTGCCCGTCATCCTCGCGCTCGTCGGCAAGGATGTGGCGAACGTGACGATCCGTGTAGCCTGTGGCAAGCGCTATTTCGCGCGCGTTCAATCCCTGCGCCTTAAGCTCCACGACGCGCTGGCGTCCCAGATAGGCCTTGGGCAGGTCGATGTTGGTGCCATGAAAATATTCCGCCAGCTTGTTGGCGGCGTCCCGGCCGATGGCCTGGGCGATCTTGTCGTTGGCGCCGATCGCGCGCGGCACGTAGAAGCGCACGCCGCCGAACCACTCGCACAGCGTCATCGTCGCCGGCTCGCCGATGACATCGGCGACCTCGGCGAACATCTTGCCGTTGCGGGGATCGGTGACGCGCGGGTTGGCCATCAGCTGATCAGCACCCCCAGCAGGAAGGCGACGATCGCCACCAGCAGCAGCATGCGCTGGCTGTATCGGCGCGGCCTGACGCTCGGCGTGACCAGCGGCTGCGATTCCCACGCCAGGTGATGATGGTGACGCCGGCTCATGGAGCCACCTCCAGAAACGCGCCGTCGCCGCCATGGTCGCGCAGCTTGCGGCCCAGGGCGGCGGCGATCCGCTCATAATCCTGGGTGGAAAGCGATGCGCCCTCTGCCTCGATGCCGGTCAGGCGAAACGCCGCTTGGCCCAGCGTCCAGTCCGCCGCCGCGATTCCCGCGCGCTTCAGCTTCACCAGGATGGCGTCGGCCAGCCGGACCTTCAGCGCATGCACATAGGTCGCCTTGGACAGGCCGCGCTGCGACTGGTCCCAGCCATGCCGCTCCGCCCAGGCCTTCAGCGCCTCGACCAGCTTGTCGGCCTGGTTCTGGTTCGCCCATTGGAAACGGGCGCAGCCCAGCTGCCGCTGCGCGAATGCTTCCAGGCCCTTGTCGGCGCGGATGGCATCCTCGGGCGCTTCACGCACCGCGCACAGATGCGCCAGGCTGATCCACATGACGCGCGCCTTGCGGGCCAGCGCATGGTCGGCGCGCGGCGGCTTGCCCGATCGGGGCGCGCTGCGGAAGCCGAGGCGGCGAAACTCTGCGGCCAGCCGCTCCAGCTCGGCGTCGGTGCAATGCGCCGCGCTCATTCGTCCGGTGACGCGCATCAGCGTGGCGGCGCGGTCGTCATCGTCCATGCCCAGCTGCTGGGGCGCGATATGGGCGATGGCCAGCATGGAACGGCGACGGGGATTGGACGCGAATGTCGCGGGCTTGGCGGCGGTGGCGGCCATGTCAGTCCTCCTGCAGATCACGAAAATGCCGGACAAGCCGGTCGGTCAGGCACCGAAAGGCGGGGTCGCTGTCCCGCATGTCGGCGGCGCGGCGGCACGCGTTCAGCACGCTGCTATGGTCGCGGCCGCCCAGGATCGCGCCGATCTGCGGCAGGCTCGCCGGGGTCGCCTTGCGCGCCACCCAGCAGATCGCTGCGCGCGCCCGGAACAGGCCCTTGCGCCGATCGTCGCCGATCAGATCGCAGCGGGCGATGCCCAGCTCATAACCGACTTGGTCGATGACGTCGGTGACGCGGGCGCGGCCGATCGGCCGCGCCGCGCGCAGCGCCAGGCGCGCGACCATCAGCTGCACGACGCGGCGCTCCTCGGGTTGCAGCGCCGCCGTCATCGTCCGGCTCCCAGGCCCAGCGCCAGAAAGATCATCGTGACGATGACCGCGATCGCCACGGCTAGGCCGATACCGAGCGACAGCAACTCCGCATCCTCCAGCGGCTCGCCGGTCGCCGGATCGGTCAGCAGCGCGTCCAGCGCCTTGTCGACCAGCCCGCTCATTGCGCGCGCCCGATCGCACGCGCCCGCGATGCCAGTCGCTCCAGATCGTCTGCCAGGACCAGCGGGTTCTTGCGCATGTCCTGCAGCCGGTCGTGCAGCATCGCGATCTCAGACGCGATCCGCTCCAGCGTGTCGCGCTGCTCGACCTGCCCATGCTCGACCATCATGCGGGCGCGATGCTTGGCCGCCTCCGGCACGCGATTGCGCTGGCGCCACATGCACACGGTCGCACGGTTCACCCGCATCGCTGCCGCCAGCGCGGTGTCCGATCGCACGCCGACCAGCGCCTTCAACGCGGCGATCTCCGCCGCCACCTCCGCGCCCCCGATCATGCGACCACCGGGTTGGACGACAGCTGCGTCCAGGCCGTATGCACATGCTGCACGGTCAGCTCGCTATTGTCGGCGCGCGCCAGCATCATGGCGAGTTCCATCACATAGGTGCAGCTGCGCAGGCCTCCGGGCTTCGACCCGATTTTGTGCAGCGTCGCGGCGACCTGTTCGTCCTGCACCTGCCAGGCGGTCGCCAGCGCCTCGATATCGTCCTTCAGCGGCAGCGCGCGGATCATGCGCATGCCGATCCGGCTGTAGAGCTGGGCGAAGTCGGCGGCGCGCGATCCGCCTTCCATGCGCGACACGACCTTGGGATTGCCGATGAAGGCGACGCCGACATTGGTCCGGTCGAACCATCCGCGCACTTCCTCGATCTGGTCGATGTCCAGGTTCTGCGCATCGTCCAGGATCAGCAGCCCGCCCGTGTCGCGGAACTTGCCCATCACATAGGCGGAAAGCCGCGCCGTGCCGGTCGGTCCGGTGAAGTCGCGCATCACTTCCAGGATTTGATGGCACAGCGCCATCGTCGTCTTGGTCGATCGCAGGATTTCGACATGCCAGACGTTGCTGGCGCGCTGCGCATATTCCTTGGCGGCGGTCGTCTTGCCCGTTCCGGGACCGCCGACCCAATAGCACATGCGGCCGCGCTGCGCCCACGCCAGCAGGTGATGGATCTCGCTCGCCGTCTTCGTCTCGAAGAAGGTCGGGATATCGGGCGCCTCGACCTTCAATTCGGTCTGGCGGACCAGCGTCTGGCGGAAGCGGAAGATATGCTTGGCGATCTCACCATTGCCGCTCGCAAAGGGGCCGCCATTATATTTGCCGGCGCTGAACAGCGACAGCGTGCTGCCCGGCCGACCGATCAGCGGCTGCAACTGCGCCCAGCTCAGCGCGCGGGTCTGCTTATGCTCGATCAGCCAGTCGCGCTGATCGGCGATGAAGCCCTCCGTCTCCTCTATGTCGTTTACGTTGTTCATGATAACCGTCCTCTTGCTTTCGCGAGCATTGCGGTCGTGGCGGGCGCCTTCGAACTCACCCGCCACGGCCCTTTCATTCGACCAGCCGCATGCGTCCGATGACGCTGGACAGCTGGCCCATGACCTGGTCGTGCGAGGTCTCCTGAGACCCCTCTGAAATGGGTTTGAGCGCGGTGTTGCCCCGGAAGCGCGCGGGCCGGATGACCGCCGCTTCCGGCTTGTCCTCGGTCCGCTGGCGCATCCGCATGTTCGCCGCGACCTCCTCGGCCGACAGCAACTGCTCGATCTCGCGCTGGCGGCGCACGCTCTTGCGGATGTCGCCGCGCAGCTTCGCCGTCCGCTTGGCCTGGCCCATGTCGTCGAACCGCGACGCTGCCCAGCGCTCTGCGGTGCAGAGGAACTGGCCGCCATTGTCATAGACATGGATCGGTTGGCTCAGGTCGTCGGGATCGAAGCGGACCGTCAGCAGCTGGCTCGCATGCTTGCTGAGCTGCGGCGACCAGTAGCGATTTTCAGCGATCGTCACGAAGCCCGACTTGCGATCGGCGCGGAGCTGCTCGCCGGTCAGCAGCGCCAGGCGCATATGCTCCTCGGTCGCTTTGCCCACCGGCGACACGGCGAAGCTCTTCATGAAGGTATCGGCGAAGCTGCCACCACGCGTCGTTTCGGTCTGGCGACCGGTGCGCTCATTGTGGATGTGCATGCCCTGCTCGACGATCTCCAGGAAGTCGGCCAGTGGCACGGCGCGTTCGCGATAATTTTCCGGCTTGTTGTCGACATGATTGCCCGACCAGGCGCCCGCGCAGCGCGGGTCTTTCGCGATCATGTCGGCGCAGTCGCGCCAGGCGCGCTCGATCGGCTTCGACTGCCCGCTATAGGGCAGCGTCCAGCTGATCCCGATGCCGAGAGACGGCAGCAGGCCCAGCGGCTCTTCCTCCCGGATTTTGAAGCGGTATCGGTTTTCGATGCCGCCGCTGATCCATTTGGAGGCGAAGGCGCGGCCATTGTCCATTGTGACGCGCTTGGGCACGCCCCAGCGCTTGAACAGGTCGGCGAAGGCCAGCCGCGTGAGCAGCGCGCTTTCGGTATCGCCCACGCGCCAGGCCAGCATCATGCGGCTGTAGACATCCTGGATGCCCACCAGGATCGGTCGCTCGATGCGGCCGTCGGGGAAGCGGACGAACACGTCGAACTTGTGCCCGTCGATATTGACATGCTCCATCGCATGCAGGTGCGCGACCGTGCGCTGCTGCGCGGGCACCATCGCCTTGATCGCGTCCATGCCCTTGCGCATCGCGATTACCAGGCGCGGATCGACCTCGCGCTCCAGCTTGCGCATAAGCGTTTTCTCGCTGGGCAGGGTGATGCCGCGCGGCGCGGCATAGCCATGCACCGTCCGCCAGTAGCAGCTGCTGAAGGTCGGCTGCTCGGGCCGCAGATAATCGGACTTGAGCTGTTCCCAGGCTCCGGCATCGACATCGGCTTCCCGGCCGCCGCCCTTGCGGCGCGGCGCGAGCGCGGGCAGTCGATCCTCCCGCGCCACCCCGTTGACCAGGCGCAGCCAGTTGAACAGCGTGCCGGCGCCGATCTTCTGCGCCTGGGCGGTGGCGTTGACGGCGGCGGTGCGCCCCATGCCGGCCGCTTCGAAGGCGTCAACCATGTCCAGCACGCCGGCGCGGCGCTGCGCCTCGGCCTTCACCTTGTCGCTCTGCAGCTCATACCAGGCCCAGCCATGCGCCTGTCGCGTGACCGCGACGGCATATTCGTCATTGGCCGGCACCCAGGCGATGCCCCGGCGCACCAGCTCGGCCTTGGCCGCGTCGGGCAACAGCGACAGATGATATTCCAGCCCGCCGCCGCGTCCCTTGCGGGGCCGCGCGCGGGGCGTGCCATTGTCGTCGACGCTCAGCGCCCAGTTCTCGCGGTCGGCACGCTCATTGACCTTGCGCTTGGTGCCGGGCAGGCCCGGCAGCGCCATGTCAGCCAGCTCGGCAGCGGTGAACCAGTTCTTCCCCCCGGTGGCGATCATTTGCGACGGTTCCTCGTTATCGTTGGATGCAGTCGCGAAAGGTCCTTCTTGCGCTGCTGCAGCTTGGAAATTTCGCTGTCGATGTGGCCGATCTCGGCCGTGTAGATTTCGTCGCCGACCAGCACGGCCGCGCCGATCGCGCGCAGTTCGCGGTCCAGCAGGTCGAAGCGGTTGGTCACCGCAATCAGCGCGGCCATGCGCGAAAAGCTGATATTGTGGCCGTCGCGCGCCGGACTGGCATAGGCGTCCAGCATCGCCTTGCTGACTTCCTCGGCCAGCAGCTGGCTCATCTCGATCGCGATGATGCCGCGATCGCGCCCGTCATCCTTCAGCGCCTGCGCGACCGTGCGCGCGATCCGCGCGTCCATGCCCGCCAGCGCCGCCGGCAACGTAGCAGGCTGCGGCGCGTCGAAGGTGAAGGCGAACTGGTCGATCGAGGCGCGCGTTTTAGCCAAGCCGCACTCCCCGCCGTTCCAGCTCGGCGATCAATGCGGACGTGGCGACATGCACCAGATTGTCATTGGCCAGGTGCAGGTTGCGCCGCGAACGGCGCGCGCCGCGCACCAGATGACCATCCCGAACCAGCGCGTCGATCACGCGCACCACATTGCTTTTCGACTTGAGGTTCAGATGTTCGGCGATCTCCGCCATGGATGGGCAGACACCCGTCGCCATGATCTGGTCGCGGACGAAGGTGAAGGTGCGATGCTGCTGCTCGGTCATTTCGCGCCCCCGTCTTGAGGGCGGGCTGGAACGGCCTTGAGCAGGCGTCCAATGGCCTCGCTACCGATAGCGATCGGCGCGTCCTTCACATTCGAGGTCGGGCCGAAATAGCCGTAGAAGGTGATGTAGCGGGGCTTTGCCATGATCAGTCCCTCATCATCCAGCGGGAGTCCCAGCGCGCGAAGGCGGCCGCTTCGTCGATGATCACATGGCCCTGCCGTCCATTGATCGCGGACGTATCGCGCACCGATTGCTCCGCCCTCTCGCGCAACCGGACGCGAAGCGCGGCCTTGCGCTGGCGCAGTTCGATGATCGAGCAGCCAGCCTCCATCGCCTCGACAAACTCGATACGGGCACGGTGGAAGCGGTCGGCCTGGGCGGAGGCGACAGTCATGCGGCGATCTCCATGGCTTGCGGGGGAAGCACGCCCACGCGCCGAAGGTCGAATTCGCGATCGGCGATCTTCTGCGCAGGCGCGCGCGGCGGGATGATGCGGGTGACGGTGTCGGTCGCGGGATCGCGAATGTCCCAGACCAGCCACATATAATCGATGGTGCCGCGCTTCCACGCGGTCGGCTTGCCCCGCGCGTCCACCGCGCCCAGCGCGCTGCCCGGCGGCATCGACGGACGGTCGCAGAACTCCAGCTTCAGGGACGGCGGATATTCCTGGAAGAAGCCGAAACGGCCTTCGCACGCGCGCCAGCGCAGCGGGACGAGGACGCAGACCAAATCGGTGGCGAGCGAAAGGGCGCGGCGCACGAACCGCTCCGCGATTCCCGGCGCGCCGCCATAGGGAATGTTGGCGACGATGCTCAGCTTCGCCCAATATTCCATCGTGTGGCGCTGATCGCCCAGGAAATCATGCTCGCCCAGGAACAGATGCTTGGGCGCGGTCGGCAGCCAGCGGTTGGCAATGTCCGTGCCCGTCGTGACGAACCCCGCCTCGGCAAAGGCGCAGGGGATGGTGCCCAGGCCACAGCACGGGTCCCAGACGACATGCTGCTGGTCGCGGTCGAATTCCACCATCTGCATCAGCGCGCGGACCGTCCACGTCTGCTCGACATACCAGTCCTGCGGATGACGCTCCGGGCGCGGTGCGGCGATCATGATGACGACCTCTTCCGCAGGCGATCCCGTCCTTGTTCGGTCAGCGTCCAGATTTTACTGGTGTGAAGCCGACCATTCGCACCATACGCGAACGCTTCAATCACCAGCTCCATCTGCGCGAGCTTGACCAGATCGATGCTTGACCAGGGGGCGACGATCGCGCCTTTCGTCAAGGTCTCGAGCAGCCGGAACTGCTTGGCCGTCAGCTTGGCGCTGCTCATGGCCGCGCCTCCATCCCCTGGCCTGCGGCGCTATCGCTCACCGGCACGGCATGCGCCGGCAGCGGGTCGCGGCTCAGATGCTGCTGACAGGCGAGGAAAGCCTCATGATAGGCGCGGTTGGCCTGCGCCTGGACGTCCGTCGGCGTATATCCCCGCCGCGCGTCCATCGCCTTGCGCCAGGCTGCCCACAGGCGGCTGCGCAGCGCATCGGTCAGGCTGTAATAATGGCCGCGGCAATAGATGCGGCCCCGGCCGACCGGCACGTCGCAGCCATCGGCCGCGCAATGCACATCATGCTTGTAGAAGCTCCGGCGGATCATAGCGCCAGCCCCGTCGGATCATTGGCGCGCATGTCGGCTTCGACGGCGCGGGCAAGGCGTGCGATCATGGCTGCCATGGGAGCCCGCGTGAGCGTCGCGAAACGATCAGCCTCCTCCGCGATTGCGCGCACCTCAGCCATCCGATCGGCAACGGTGTCCAGCTGCTGTGTCATGCTTCGATCCCTTCTTCCTGGAGGCGCGCATCGAGCGCGGTGCGCAGCGCGAGGAGCGCGGTGGGCTTCATCGTCTTCACGATCTCCGGGGCGATCCGCGCCTGGTCGCCGGCCGACAGCCGGGCGAGGTTGCTGGTCGTTCCGTTCATGAACTTGGTCGCGCCGGTCGCCGCAGGCGCGGCGGGGCGTGATAGGCCCAGCCCTTCCAGCGCCTGGTCCAGCGGCATGTCCTGGGCCGCAACGTCGAGGCCGGTGCTCAGCACAAGGGCCAGGGTGGCCAGCAGTGGGCTGGAGAGTCTTCCGCTCATTTCC